TTGTTATGCATATTATAGCTAGGTCACGGCCTATTTAGATTCTTGCCACTATAACAGAGGTTATGAATTTGAACATGTTAGGTACGTTATTAACGCCCCAACTGCTATTATATTGTTTAGCAAATAAAATTTCATTACAAGTTATCTGAGATTTTAAATCATCTACATTGTAAATAGGATTGCCATATCGCATCTTCATATTGCTTGTTCCTGTAATAGAAACCAAAGTGGTTTTTCTTAAATTCGGAAGTAATTCATCAAATGGCAATAGCATGTTTATTGAAGGTATTACTATTACATCTGGATCTATAAGATATTCGCTAATATCATCAAATACTACATTTTTTCTGATATATTTAATATTCATATTAGGATAAAATGATTGTATCTGATCACCTACAGATATTACTGATCTATCATGATCTAACAAAGTAACTTCTTTAGTTTTACCATCTTGGTATAACATTTCTAATAAAGTTAATGAAGTCCATGATGCTAATACAAGAACTTTGGATCCTTCATTTATATTTTTACATATTATTTTTGTTGATTCATATTGCGGTAAAGAATATGTAAATGATATGCTATTGTCTATGACTTTAGATACAGCTTTAGAATTTGATAATGATAAAATTCTAGCCCTATCATCTATTTTTAACCAAAACTGTTCAAATTCTGTCATAACTTTCCCACATGGTTTTTGCCCAACCTTTAACTTCGTTTATGTCAAAACCAACCCCATGAGAATTATTAAAAAGACATATCTTATAATCATCACGATATTTACCAACATCTTTATCATCTGGCCATGAAGCGCCTGCATTATAGGTATAGACTATACCTTTTGGATGACATGAATATCTACCTTCTTGTAGATAAAACATTGAGTGATCAAGACTCCAATATACCTTAGAAATTTTACTCATATTATCTTTATAAAATTTAAAGATATGATTTGCTTGATTATCTTTCCATGTAATAAATGATGAGTTTATTACGCAATAATTATGGCCGTAATGTGTTATCACCGCATCTTCAGGAGCCCAATAATTGTATATTAGTCTAAATTCGGTGAAACAACCGTCAAGATATTTTGTTATATTACCGTGTAACAATATGTCCAAATCTAAAAGAACATATGGACCATTACAATCTAAAAAACCTTCTTTGAATGAGCTTAATTTTTCTATTGTAAACATATTTTCTGAAGTACCGCGAAATTCACTAAGATGATCTAGATCACAAGTTAATACTTCAGAACGTATACCAGAAGGATTATCGGTTATACAATAAAATTCAAAATCTCTATCATAATGTTTCTTGACCATTGAATATAAACGATTGACATATATACTTGGGTATTTCTTTCCCCATTTATAACATATGAATTTTACAGAGGTTGTCATGTATCACCTATATTCTATATTGGTAAAACCAAAATACAATATAAATTTTGTATTGAAACTAAATGAATCATGCAAGACATTTTTAAATGTTCCATTTATACATTATTGCCTAACAGATCAACCTGAGCAATTTATCGATACTAATATTATTCCAATTGACGTTAGGCCATATAATCTTGAAGGTTGGTGGTATAAACTATTATTATTTAAGCCTGGTATATGCAAACCTAAAACAGAATGTATATTTTTTGATCTAGACTCAAAACTTTTAAAGCCTATAGATAAAATGTTAAAATTTAATGATAAGTTAATCGTAGGACAAAATCCATCTAAAATCACGCATAAAAGTTTAGTGAATAATCATTTACGAAGAAAGTCTTTAGGAATGCATTTTACAATATTAAATTCTTCTATAATGATGTGGACTGGTGGAAATCATCATGATTTATATGAAAAATTTATGACAAATTATGAAGAATATATGATACAATATTTTGGTAATGATGAATTTATAACTTTTGAATATCCTGAAGGTTATGATCTATTAGATACAAAATGGATATTCAATAGTACATCATTAATAGATTCTGTTTTTAGCTTAAAAATGTCAGATGATGAATTTATAAAGCTTATGATCTAATCATGATTCAATTTCGTCAATTATATTATCCCAAATATTTTTATCATAGATGATATAACTTAAAGTTAGCCTATCGCATTCTGTCCTGGCCGAATGCCAATATACTGTTTCTGGTTCAGAAAACTTACCAAAATAACCAACTTTAACATTCCATCCTGGCTTATCTTTATATTCAATTATTTCTTTGGTTTTTAAATCATAAGAATAAAATGAGCCCTCACCAGTTTTACTATATGTAATAACTATATTGTATCCATGAGCGTTACCATTATTGTGCCATCCAATAAAACCTTGAGGTGGATAATACATCTTTAATGCATTATTTCTAGCACCAAGAAAAGTAATTAAATCATCATCTAGCTTTCTAAGCACTGGATCAAAATGAGTTGGAAAATATTCTTTTGAATTACGCATAATCATATCTATACCATAACAATCTCTAGGAAATCCAAATCGTTCTGGTGTTGGTAAAGCTTCCTCAAGATAAGGTCTACTAGTGCAATCTATATGAGAAAGATTTTTCTTAAAATCATCTCGTCGATGCATTTTTAACTGACTTAGGTCTTGTTGAAAAAACCAAGTAGAAAAATCATCTAATATTTTCAGCAGAGTAGGGTGTATTTTTGATAGAGTTTGCATCCACGATCCCTCTGGGTATTGTATAATGCCAAATTACAATTGGTTTATCAGTTTCACTATCTAGATACAAATGTATAAAATTCCATCTAGCATCATCTGGTAAGATGGAGATTTTAATATCTTGAAATTCTTCTTTTAATAATCTCCAAAAGGTAAACTGATCCCACGGCTTCATTTTTGAATTGTAATTTGGATATGGCCATGGACCTGAAGATGTTTGTTTTAAATAATCTAACCACCATTTTTTCATAAATTTAGAGGTGCTTTTCTTTTTGTAAAGAAAAACTCCACAGTGATAAGACATTTTTTCATTATCACTAACATTTGTACCTTTACCAGCATATTCTCTTATATTTGTGATAGCTATATCACTGTCACCTATAAGATCAAATATCTCAGATATATCATCATGCCAAATTTCAGTATCACAATCAAGATATAATGTAATATCAAAAGGAGTTTTTTCTAGTGCCCATAATTTGGCACGCATATGATACGGTATGCCAGTGATCACTTCTTCAAACAAATATCTATCAGAGTCTTTGATAAAATCTGCATGTGTGAATAAAACTATTCTAGCATCATGATGGTGATCACGTATCGATATGGCGCATCTAATTGCGGCATCATAATATGCTTTAGAATATGATGCTACTAGCAAATAACCTTTGCTAGGTTCAACCTGTATTTGCTGTCGACGTCTCGCCATTTGCGATCACCTTTTGCATGTTATAATTATCAAGCGCAATCATAGAAGCAAGTATGCTTACTTCCATAATAGATGATGCTTTTCTAAGTTTAGACTTTAACTCGGTATTTGTTGAAGTTCTTACCAAATCAACTTCAAATGCATCACTTTTGGCCATAAAAAGTGCTTCACGTCTAAAATTATCAGCTTGTCTTTGCTGCTCCATTTGACGCTTCAGACGATTTTCTTCATGAAGTTTTGCGCCGGCGGCTGTATTTGCATCAATTTCTTCGACGGTAAATTTTTGAAAAATTTCATCCCAATCAGGATTTCCCTCGGTTGTCTGAGATACCGAAGCGATGACTTCTTGACCATCAACATACCGAAATTTACAAACAATTTGATTTTTCAAATTAGAGGCCCAATATGGCTCTAAAATTTGTCTATCTGACATATTATGCTGTCCTCACCCAAAGACTTACTGTTGATATAGTGGCTGTAGCTGCCTGAATTGTGTCACCTGCATATGTACCGGTATATGTTCCTGAATATGAACCGGTGTAATTTCCTGTATAATTTCCTGTGTAAAATCCTGTGTAAAATCCAGTATAGAATCCTGTAAAAAATCCAGTAAATACGCCACCACCAAAACCTGCAAAGAATGCTTGGAAATTTTGTGATCTAAATCGAGTATATGCACCTGCATATGCACCTGAATAAGTACCCGCATATGTACCGGTATATGTTCCTGAATATGAACCGGTGTAATTTCCTGTATAATTTTGAGATGCTAATGTATTTCTAGTATCATCAAAAGCTGATCCTCGAGTAGTCCAAGTTCCTGGAGTTGGTGCTGATGTTTGTAATTTGTATGTACAAATACCTGTGGATATAATTTGATTACGAAATCTATTAGTAAGGCCTTGAATTTCAACATCCGTCATTTCCTTAAAAGATTTTGACGGGCTGGTTTGATATTTTAATGGTCTTACTGTTGTTGGAGCAGTACCACCAGTTTTTCTCCACAAAGTTGTTGTATTGGTAGCACCAATTGTACTGTTTGTTATTGTACCAATAGATGTCCATGTGCCAGTTGGTGCGGTTGGTTGTAGAGCATATGAACCTATACCGGATGATGCACAATTAGCTATAGCTCTTGATATAATTGATGCATTTAGCTGAGTGTCATTTTGTTGTCTAATACCACTAGATGAATGCTCAATAGGTCTGGTTATAACTTCTGTAGCGGCAGTTGTAACATCTTGCTTGAATGTATATGTTGTAACTGTTGTAGGTGAATCCGCAACTGGATGGTCACCGACAGCGCCTGATCTAGAGGTATCAACAAATGTACCAATTGATGTACCAGTAGCACCATCAATATTTACGGTACCAAGACCGGAATTTGTATTGGCAAAATGTTTAAGAACAACATCAACACAATAATCCATCTCTGCATTTGTCATAATTTGCAGGCCGTTAAATGTTGCGCCTGTTTTTTTGACTTTTAATGGATTTGCCATTGTATTACCTTACGGATACAGCTGAGTGCCAGATGAATCATAAACATATAGCGGCGCCGTAGTTAAAGCCCCATCTGGATACTTATAACCACTATTTGCTAAGACTACACCATTCACATGAAAAGCCGTATTTGGTAGTAATGTATTAATACCTACTCTATTTGAATTTTTTTGTAAGAATAAAAGTCCAGTATCAATATTCAATACAGCAGAGCCCATTGTGACAGTATTACTATTTACTGTCAATCTATCTGTGGCCGCATCACCAATAACTGTATTACCTGTGATTGTTAAATTACCGTTAGCTGATATTGTACCGTTTATGACCGTGCGCTTAGTGGCTGCACCTATGACCGAATTGCCAGATACAGTAAAATTACCATTAGTTGATAACAAACCATTAGCTATAACTCTGGTGGTTGCACTGGAACCAAGCTTAGTGGCACCAAGAGATACAAACCGCACGTTAGCAGTAAGTGTATTTGCATATAGCTTTGATTCGTCAATCGCAAATTGACTAAGACGATTGAATGCCTGATTGGATCGAATCCTCCAGGTGTCAAACGTGTTTGTTAAAGCTACGTTTGCTATCTTAGCCATAAATCACTACCCCTTGGACCCGATAAGCTGGCGCAGCAGGTCCTTGATCTCAGCGACATCCTGCTTTAATGTATTTATCTCATCAAGCTTGGCCTCTGTTTCAGCAGATTTTTTTCTTCTAGCTCGATAAGCTTCAAGCGCAGAATTATCTGTAAAGAGTATGGCCTTGGATGATGTTTCTTTGACTAATCCAGGTTCATTCTCTATTTTCTGAAACGGGGGCTTGTTCATCTCTGTAAGGCGATCACTCTGACATTTTTCAGACGCGGTGGATTTGTTGTCGTATTTTTAGTAAGCACAATCTTAATTGACAGATACTTATAGCCAACAAATCTAGAACGTGCATTATTGCGATATTCTATGATATTGCTATTCGTAGTATTTGCACCTGAAAGATAATTATTGCTATATGTCGGAACATCATAAACATATTCTTTGAAATCTTCAATATCTTCGGTGCTAGAATATGCAGCAGAAGATGTAAAGCCGGTATCTGACGTAAATGACATTGGAATCCAACGAGCATCATCAAAATCATTTCCATCTTCACGATGTAGAATTTTATAATACACACTAACTTCAGAACCTGGTGGACGATATGCTGTAACATATACTTTAATATCTTCAGCATCTTGGCCATCGGCCAGAGTTATCTTACGAGTGATATATCTCGCGAGAGCATTCCCGCCGCTAACTGTATTAGCTTCACCTGTCGTATCATTATTGATGAGGTTTTGTATGGTTATAGCAGAAATGCGTTTCACATCCATAGCCGGAGAACCATAACGACTTGTGCTGGTTAGTGTAGCTTTAACTTCGCCTGAGCGACTTGCTGCCATACCTGAACCAGAGATAGATGTGTTAGATTCCATGCTACGACTTAGAATATAGCGCGGAGCAGTAAATTCTGCATCATCATTTGGAATTAAATCAATATAAGAAGTATCTCTAGCTGTATTGCTTGTAGCAAATTTACCTGAGAATGATATAACAGTATTACTTGGATTCAAGAAATCTGTAGCAAAATTAAGTACATCAGCTTGCAGACGATCAAGCTTAATTATACGAGCTGTATATCCGTTGACTTGACCGCGAATCCAGTTATTGGCAAAAAATACTCTACCTGATCCGGAGGCCGCGCCACTATTTGTAAATGATACATTTGCTAGGTGCAGATATGTATTTGCATAGGAGACGGCATCATAGAAAGCAACTCGACCAGTCGGAGTAGTAGCAGATGTAATGCCGCCTGTTGAGTTACCTACTATCACACCAGTTGTTGCATTTGTATTACGAATACGGATAATTTCGCCGCCGCGGAATTTTGTATTCAAAGATACATCGCGAATACGCATCTGTGTAGAGCTAAACCGTGATATCGTACCAGTCGCTCCTGAAGTCATACCTTGAACATAAGTGACACCAGTATTGACTGATTTGGTATTAGCAAAGGTTCCAACAAGAATTGTCTCACCGTGAACTTCTTCGCCCGTGCGAATAAATGCTGCCGAAGCATTTGTTATTTGCATATAATCGCGCAATTCATTTTTAAATACTATAGAACCTGTGACAGATTTATCAAAGTTTGCGACATATAACGTAAACTTTAAATCTTCTTCTTGAATTGCGCTATACACCTTATCATTTGATGAGGCAAATAACATACCTGCAGCAGGCTGTGATGTAATACGATCTCCCGTAAGTGTATCAACTTCACCAAGCCGTGCAACATGCATATTATAATTTGGATTATTACCAACAGGCTTAATGATAATTGCATAATCACGATCATTTTGCAGATATACAGGTGAATCAAAATATACAGGTGTTGGTGCAGAACCATTTGAACTTGTATTTACATCAGCAGGCATCAAGAAAACACGACTGAACGGCACAATTCTAGGAGTGATTGTATTTGATAATGGATCTATTTCTCTTATATGTACTTCACATCCTAGCACTGTATCTTTGGTAGCAAAAAATAGATCAACTTTAGTTACATATGCACCCGATCCAGATATCTTACCAATAGCATTGGTATCCATAGTGAAGGATTGTGCTATTGGATCTTCAAATCTGACTTGAACATCTTGAACAGTACGATCTTCGCTAACTTCTTCAGTAACAGTTTCACCGGTTCGCGTGCTAATAATAGTATTTTGAACTTGCTGAGTTAGGCCCTGTGCTGTATAAACACCTTCAGCTTGAGTTGTATATGAACCTTGAGTTCTATCATTGATAGGTGAATCTGTTAAACGGAAAAGCAAACTACCTGCTCTAAACCGCATATTTTCATTTGAAGGTAGTCTAAAGATACCATAGACATTACCATTAGCAACAGCTGCTAATGCGCCGCCTTCTCCTGCAGTATTTGCGAATGAAGAATTGGTTGGTTTTACATAAGCTGAAACATCAGTACCATCAAAGAATGGATATACGCGGGCGCCCGGCTTTATCGCTCTACCCGTAAATTTAATTTCACGTGAACGCATAAACGGTTGAATATCGGTACGGACAACTCTATTACCAGTGCTTGTGGTAGTTACTTTTGGTACTAGAGTACGACGTATACCTCTTCTTGTTTGATTAGTTGTCGTAGTTGTAGTAACTTTGACTCGACCCACCCATTCGCGGGTTTCACTCACACCCTGCCAAGTTGTTTGCCAATTGCCCCAACTTGTTCCCCAGGCTCCAGATTTTTCCCAATTGTCATCAAAACTATCAATGTTTATTAATACATCAGGTAACTGAACTGTATCAACCCAATAATCTGATGGTGGATCAAGATCAATTCTACCATTCCATTTCCAAAATAATCCTGCCGCATTTCTAGTTGTTGATGAATATTTTTGTGTTATGAAAATTTCATGTGAATATGGTAGTGTAATTAAATCGCCCGCTGGTATATTATATACGCCGGTAATTGTAGAAGATACAGCACCGCTTGTTGCAGTCGAACCTGTAGCAAAATTACCAGTAGCATCTTCAATATAAAGTTTATTATTTACCTTGAAGCGAAGCGTTCCAGTAGAACCACCAGCTGTAATTGTTGAACCATTCGAAAATGCTGATGCACTATTCGAAATGAATACAATTTGATCTTTAGCCACACCACCAGGTGTATTATTGGTACGAACTATATTTGAGGAATTAGCTGAGTTATAGAATAACTCAATATTATCAATTTTGAACGGAGGTCGTGCTTCACCATAACCCTGATCGATAGAAATTTTATAATCAGAATTATTAACATCACCAATATTATGGCCATAAAATGCATCAACTAATATACCATTCTTAAATCTATCATTACCATTTGAGTCTTTCACAAGTAGATTTTTTGTTTCCATTTCAAGAAGATTTAAAGATGTATAATATTCTAGATTTTCTATGCGATTGCGAAGTACACCAATATCCCGCATTGTAAAACGAGGATTAGTAATCGGGAATACGCGACAAGCCAAATCTTGGCGATTAACTCTACGCGCTTGCTCATCTGGAAGAGATGGATATTCTGACAAATTGATAGTCGCAACAGACATAGTATCTTGAGGTTCATCTGGTGTGACTGGATTTTTGGATGGCACACCTTTGACTGGTAAGAAATTACCATCTCTATCCATCACAATACGATCATTACGTTTTAAATAATAGTCAAGATCCGCGGTAAAATTCTCACCAGGTGCGGAGAATCTTAGACCACCAGAAGGCTGATCAAATGAAGTTGATAATTTAGGATTGATCGAAATATTTGTCAATGAGGTCACGCTATTGGCTGTATCAGTCATGCGTGGCCTAATGTCTATGCAATCCCGCAAATCATATCTCTCGCCAGTCCGCGGAGAATTGTATACAGGTATTTCATATGTAAATATCTTTGTTGTATCTGTGCCAGCATTTGTATCATCGACTGGATAAGAATCAACAGAGAAATAACCAACACCAGTTGAATAGCTATGTGTGAAATAATCAAGCTTGACAAGCAAACGGTCGCCCGATGCAATGCTTAACCCACTTGTAGATTTCTTAACAAGATGTGCATGGCCATAATAACTATCAAGCATTCCATCATGCAAAGTAAATTGATTAGTTACATCAGTACCTTCAGTCAAACTGGCAAAATTAGATCCAGACTTTTTGCGTACAGATACTAATTTAAATCCATCTGATAAACCAAGAGGCCACGGTCCTGTAGTATTGGCCACATATGATGTACCACCACCAGAACCAATGCGAACTTGAACTAGTCGATTTCGATTTACTGTTTTAGAGGCTTCTTGACCATCAACTTTGTTTAACTCAGCTATTACAGTGGCATTGATTGATGAACCAAGAGTTTCTTTAAGATCAAAATTAGTTTGAGTTGATGATGATACAGTAATAGTACGTGCCGCACTAGCTGTTGCACCACCGTATCCACCAAAATCTAAAACTTGACCCTGCTTGATTAACTTATGAACTCGCATCTTAGTGCGGGTAGCACCAGCTGTCGAGAGGGTAGTAAGCGAGGATGCAGATACAGATGTGACGATAAAGTCTCCTGTATTTGCAACACGAATTAAATCTCCCGGATTAATAAAAGTGGTCATATCAATTGAGCTATTTGAATTGCGAGTTATCGTATTAGAACCACTTGTTGTATCTAAGCGTAGATTACTAATAGCCGCAGTATTACCTGAGCTGCGCGCAACCACATAATAGTTTTGACGACCAGTTGCAGATGAAAGAACACCACTGCCTGAGAATGTTTCACTTGCCATACCAGATAATACAGATGCAGTACCTGATGTACCAAATGTAACATCAAATGATTTTTTGAATTTAAAATTTGTATTGACAGCACCAGATGTATCACGCAAACGACGTGTTGCAACCGATGGAAGTCTAAAAACTGCTAGATCAAATGATGGATCGGTAGTATTTGCATTTTTACCATTTGATCCCAAGATATCGGCTTTACCATTAGCTTGACCTGCACCTGCACTATATGTTATACATTGTGCATTTGAGAAGCCAAAACCTGCAGTCATAGTAATATCAGTTAGATATAGCTTATACTGTGCTGACGGAAGACCTGGTGTGCCGCTATAATGTTCAATTGCTCGAACGCGAGCTGTACCAATCTGTGAAGCTGGAAAGCTTGTCAGAGAATAATTTCTAGTTGATACCGCATTGGCCTGCTGGCTACGCAAGCTAACTAAACCCTGTGAATTAACATCCCATGATCCAACTACGTTATCAACAATGATATAATTGCCATAATCTGTCGTAGCTGCGGCCGACTCGACCGACACATAATCAGTCGCTTTATCGATTGGTACACGACGACTTTGTAGAAGCTCATGATCATAACCTTGAACATAAGCTTTACCAGGATTGATTTCTACAACTAATTTTGACGCGCTACCACCCTCACCAGATGTATAGACACCTTGATTATTTGCGCTTAATAGATGCTCACGAAGACGTGGTGATAATCCGCTAACAACATAATTACCAGATTCGTCAAATGTGCGCTTTGCAAAATAATCTTTTAATAAATTATATTGAGGTACATCAGAGCGAGTCTGAATGATACCGTCTTTAACTTGCAGAATCTCAGTAAAATTATTGCTTCCAGTATCAGTAAGAGCCTTAGCAGAGAAAGTTACCGCTAATTTAAAACGCGCAGCACCTGGGGCTGCATAATTATATGAACCTGATGCAGGGTCAAGCAGAGATGAATCATCAGCCTCTTTAATTATACTTTCAATAACATTAAAACCAACACGAGTAGATGTATTTGAGCTATATTTTGATAAAACTAGAGTATCTTCATCGGTACGAATGAAATGATCTTTTGCATAGATGATACCAGGCGCAATCTTTATCAAAGCAGAAAAGCCTGTTGCGGCAGCTGAAATCAAATTAGCAGTCAACCCGCCAGTTGATGTAATTACCTCACCATTAGCAAAAGTGCGGCGAGCACCATTAGCTCCCGTAAGCTTAATGAATAGTGTTTTGAAATTTGGTGTATTGGCCTCTGAACCATCATTAACTTTGATGACATTTCCAGATACACCCGATGTAGAACCTGTAACGGTCTTATTGAGATAAGAATAAACATTAACTACAGTTGTTCCGTTTGATGCACGATCGCGAAGTTTTAGATACATGACATCGCGATCAAGAAGCGTTTGGCACCCTCTAACAATGCTACCTTCTTTAAAGATATGCTCAGCAAAACGGTCGATCTGATTTTGCAAGATCGATTGCATTTGGGTAAGCTCACGAGCCTGAACAGCTAATCCAGGACGGAATAAAATACGATGGAAATTCTTAGACTCGTTAAAATCATCATAATACGGATCTACATTTAAATCTGTAGAAATCGTGACGGTGTTAGCAATAGCTGCCATCTGTATTTCCTATCCTTAGAACGTCACGACGAAGCGGAATTCTTCAACCTGATCGGTTCTTCTTGATACAGGTAAATTGTTTTCTATGTATAAGACATCTCCCGTATATTCTCTGATAGCTGGCTTGACTACGTTTATAACTGAAGCCGTAACACCAGAAGATGCCGCTGTTAATGTTTCAGTTTGTGAAAATCCTCTACCTATACCATCCGTGGTGACACGAATTACTCGAAGAATACCTTTTGTTCTAGCAGCATTTGTATTTGCAAAATAAACAACTCTACCTTTTACACCACTAGTTCCACCAGTTACTACTTCATCGGCCGTATAATCACCTGTAACATTTTGAATAACTATTCTATGACATTGGTCAATAACCGATGAATTAGCAGCAGAACCGGATCTAAGTATCGGATCGCGTATTACACCAATAGTTCTAAAATCATTATTGGTTGGAAACGTATTTGATTCTCCGCCTGATACGGAAATTGACATCATGACATCTTTGGCATTAAGTTCATCTCTGGCTTTTGAACCATGACCGTTGCGCGGTGATATTATAGGTCTGGCCGCGGCCCCAGAACCGTATGTAGAATTTGCAATTATACTAACATTAGCATAACCGTAATTTCTACCATTAGTCAAAATGGTTATCTTTCTAATTTGTCCACCTAGTGAATTTGAAACATAAGCTGTTGTGCGAACGGCAGTATGGCTTCCGCCTTCTCCACTAACTATTACAGCAGGAGCAATTATATATCGCGATGAAGTATTTGGTGTTACTGAGAATGCTGAATTGACAGTTACGCTGCGGCCAACACCAGTATATCTTATAATACGACGTAACTGACCAGAACCTAAACCTGATGAAATGTATATTGTTGAACCAATATATGCACCATCAACTTGAAGTGCATTATTTGATAAATGAACTATGCTAGAATTAGTGATAGTTAAAAATGTATTTGATGTGCTAATATAACCTGCACCGTTTGAAGTAATAACAATATGTTCAATCGATCCATTGGCTGCGGCTTGCTGCACAGACCATTGTGCGCTACCATTATTTGCTGTAACTTCTCTTACTGGAATGTAAGTACTTGTAAGAAATTTTTGTGCATCGGCTGTTGTTACTGTATACAGAAATTTCCAACGATATCCGTCAGAGGTTGTTATAATTGATGTACTTGTGCCTGTCGGCTCGACAGTAGATGCCGCGCCTCGATTATTATCAATGCATTTATATACGTTATTATCTGATGTAAGAACATAAAATTGCTTATCAAACAAATTAGTTACAGAATCATCATATTGTGTATAAACTGTACCAGTTGTCCAGTTATATCTGGGAGCAATGGATATGATATCAGTTGTGTTTATACGTTTTAATGCGACCATATCTTTATATACATCAAAAGTTGTGGCCGTAAGTGTATTTGATGTTGCTGTAGCAACTTGATCATTTGAATATGGAGTTATTCTACCCACAAACATATACATCCGAGTAGGGCTAGCTTCAGAAAAAGCTTCCTTAAATTGTTCGGATGTGTTTATACGAAATGAAGGAGTTATTAGATTAGTCATGAGGTCCTCACCATAGACAAATTATTTATTAGACTTAGGTTGATCTTAGATAGGTATAAACCGTATCTGTGCCGGTTCCAACAACAAATAGCTTACTATCATCTAAGCTAAGAGCTATACCATGTGGCACACTTTCTTGAGTAGATACACTCAAACTCTTACCTGAATAAGAAGCAGTTGAAATATCCCAAGCGGTTGTCAAATCATATTGATATACAGTATCATTACCAGAACCTACAACCAATACTTTGGTACCATCAAAACTAAATGCCATACCTAGAGGAGAAGATTCTTCAGTTGCAACGGACAAGAATTTAGATGCATACGTTGCTGTAGAAATATCCCACGGAGTTGATAGTGTATATTGAGAAATTCTATCACTGTTAGAACCAAGAATATACATATTGCTACCATTATCACCAAATTCAAGAGACTGTGGTGCGGTGTCTTGTGATGATACTAACACATTTTTGGATGCATATGTTGCTGTAGATACATCCCATGCGGTTGATAGTGTATATTGATAAACTCTATCCCTAACGGTACCAACAATATACATTGTATGACCCTCAGGATGAAATTTTACATCGGTTGGTGCCGTATCTCCGGGACCGGATGTAGTTGTATTGGCTATTGAAATGCTTTTTGATGAATATGAAGCTGTTGATGTATTAAATGAGGTTGTCAAATTATATTGATATATTCTATCACTATTTTGTCCAATTATATACATTTTTCTGCCTGATGGGCTAAATGTCAAACCTACTGGTTGACTTTCCTGCGCGGCCACAGAAAAATTCACAGAAGTATTAACGGCAGCTTTGCTTACATCAAGAGTGACAGGTTTTTTAGTAGATTCTATACCAGTTATTGAGTGATCGATATGATTCATATTAGAAGCTGTAAATACATAAGAACCAAACATCTTTGAACCAGCAGGATGTAATACTCTTTTTACGACATCTCTATATTTGTCAACAATCTCTGTTACTCTTATCAAATAAGAATATTCTTGATAAAAATCATTATCCTGAAGTCGCATATTCCAACTCAAGAAACCTTTGGTATCGATATAGCGACCTGGTAAAGTAATAACAGCTGAAACTTCAGGCTTAATTGTTGCGCTATAAGTTTCATCACGTATTGTAAATCTTGTTATACCAGCATTGTCTGTATATGAATCAAATGTTGAAGTTGTTCCACGAGAATTTACCACGGATGCAGTTGTTAAATTGTCAAATGATGGATCAGATGATATTATATCAAGACCCGTTATGGCCCCTGGCGCACGAACAGCAATGATTACTGCATCATCCCCTTCAAATCTACCATTTTGACCAGGTATACCTTGTTCAAATACAATCTGATCCCTAACAGTAACAGTTGGTAATTCAGAAATATAATTCAAACCTACGCTTGATACAGATATAGCGTTAATTGAACCGGCAATTGAATTAGCAAATACTAAGGAAGAAACTAAAGTTGAAGAAATATTTGCTGATGCTAAATTTGCAGATACGGAAGCAGTATTAGTGCCAAGAGATACAAAGGTCGATCCAGTATTAAGCACTACATTTTGTACTGCTGATATAGCATCAGTATTTAAACTTACAAATGTAGTATTTGAAAGAGACGTAACAGTTGCAGCCGCACCGGAACCAGATCCTTCGGTTAGACTTATGACGCTTTGGCCTAATCGATATCCACTACCACCCCTATTAATTCTAAAAGATATTGGTCCAACATCATTAGTTGACGTAACTCTGGCCGATGCAATCGCTCCAGCAGATGTTATGATGACATCATCACCCGCTGAATGAAATGCGCCAGGATTATCAATCTGTTCTATATCAACAACACTACCAAATTGAGATGACACAGTGGCTGTATCACCTAATGGATTTGTAACAATTTCACCGTCCCAAAATCTACCGCTAACATCTTCAACCAAAAATTCATATAATTCTTGACCTAATATCGTAACCTGCGAAACTTTTTGTACACGAGCAATCGCACCAGATATCTGTCCTGTGATAATCTGTCCATCAAATACTGTGGGATTATCACTAAATGGGGGACCTACTCGAACTATGGTTTCTTTTACCCAACGACCATCTGAGGCTCTAAGAATATAATCACCAGGGTATATAATTTCAATATCTTTATTGAATAATGCTTGAAATAGAAACTTATATGAAAATTCTGAACCTCTTGTTCGATAAAAATCTCTGATATGCTTTACAAGAAGTCTTTTGTCCGCTAACACATTCTGCGGTATATTCAACATAAATTCGCGCTGAAAATATTGAACAAAAGAATCTAATGTACGGTCAATATCTTGATAATCTATTAAGCTTCTGGTAGCATCGCCAGCTTTTCCAGTTTGTTCCAAATATTCATAATATGCCTTTAGAAATGATACGAATCTTGGGCCATCCTCTCTTATGAATGCAGGAAACTGCGATTCAATAAGAGGTGAAATCTTTTTAAAGGTTTCTTCGGCGCCAGAAATGCTCATATCAGTAAGCTGTCAGCTGTGCGATTGATGAGGAATTAAGACTTGTTATATTACCCAAGGTAGATACGGTTTCAAGTCTTGCATCGATGGTTCCTGTATTATCATTGATCAAAGTTATTTTGGAACCAGCAATTAGAAGAATCTGATTACGCACTGGAGATACATTATATTCTTCAATCTCAACACGCAGATCGATTTCACCACCATTGCCAATGGCTGTCGGTAGGAATGAATTGATTTTAATGATACCGTTTACATAATCTACAGTGCCAATTGAAGTTCGCACAAAATTCTTAGATCCTTGAGAAACATAATATACTCTAAGATTGCCATATCCGTCATCATCAAAAAAGCATGTCTCACCTTCTAGTGTGAATGATGTAGATGATACTGCTGAAACATACCCTGCACTAGGATGAAATAATGCTCGATTAAAAGTTATAGTATATGTATTTTGTGCTGTGGTGGAAGGTTTAAATTTCTTCTGTACTTGAATCTTACCTGTGCTTGATGCGATTGAAG